TTTTAAAAGCACAAGAATCATTAAACCAAAGTCAAAGAGATATAGAAAATATAGGAGCTACTAAGGCTGCTCTTGAGAAATATAAAAATGAAGTTACATACCAAGAACAGCAAATGCAACAACAATCTTCTCAAAATGCACAGTCTGCGGTAGATCCTAAAGCAGTAAGATGGGCTTCAGATAATGAATGGTTTGGAAAAAATAGTGTAATGACTGCTGCTGCTTTAGCTATAGATGGTGATCTTAAAAATATAGGGCTTAATCCATCTGAAAATGAATTTTATGAGGAAGTAGACAGACGTTTACGTAAGGAATTTCCACATAAGTTTAAAGTAAAAGAAGCAGTAGTAGAAGAAATTCGGGAGCAGTCACCGACACAGACTGCCCAAGTGGTTGCAGGTGGGTCACGTTCCTCTGCAAATTCTAAAAATAAAGTCAAACTTACACAAGAAGATATGAGATTGGCTAAAAAATGGGATATACCGCTTGAAGTGTATGCAGCCGAAAAGCTCAAAATTGATGGAGCTGATGGTGGTTATACAGATGTCGTAACTAAACGTGGAGGATAAAACTATGCCATTGGGAAAAACACGTATGGAAGATACAAGGGAAAATAAAACAAGAGAAATCGAATATACCTATGAGGAACCAGATGCTTTAGACATCCCAGATGTAATTCAGCAAAGGTTTGATTCTCAGGATATGGTCTTACGTTGGATAAGAATCAACAATAAAGGTGCTGATGATTATATGAACGTAGGTAAAAAATTGAATGAAGGATGGGTGTTCGTAACTCCTGATGAAGTTCCTGAAATGTCTTCTTCTTCTATCGTGGTAGAAGGAGGCCGTTATGCTGGAGTAGTCAACCGTGGTGACTTAGCCCTTGCAAAGATGATAAGAGGCAAGCATGAGGCAAGAACACGGCATTTTCAAAAGAAGAGTGAAGACTTGATGAATGCAATTGATATGCAGTTAGAAAGTAATAATGATTCGAGGATGCCAATTTCCAACAACAGCAAGACTCAGATTATTAAAGGAAGGCAACCAACTTTCCAAGAGTCTTAGTCTTGTATGGTTTAATTTTAAGGGAGAAAGAATATGACCACAAGCAAAGCTTTGTCGGGCTTCACTCCTTCACGTAGGTACGGATCTCGTCCCAATTCTATGGGATCAGACAGTCAATATCCTATTGCAAGCGGTTACGCTTCCAATATCTTTGCTGGCGATCTTGTACGTGTTAGTGCAGGTAACTTAAATGTGATTGCTACGACTACTGAATATGTTTGGGGTGTCTTCCAAGGATGTTACTATGAGACTGATGGTGTACCTAAATGGTCACGCTATTGGCCTACTGGAACATCTGCTTCAAATGCGTATGGGATTATTACTGATGATCCTCAAGCCGTATTTGAAATTCAGGCAGACGCTTCTGTCACCGTAGGTGATATTAATTCAATGAACTTTGACGTTACGCTAGGTTCAGGTTCAACCGTTACAGGTAATTCAGGATTTGGTATTGCAGCAGCAACTCGTAATGCTGCCCAAAGAATGACTCGTGTAGTTGGTTGGGTTGATGAACCAGGAAACGATATTGATGTATCTGCTGAAAGGGCTTTTGAAGTTATAGAAGTCAAACTTATTCAGCATATGGATCGTTTTGGTTCCATTGGTGTATCGGCAAGAGCTTCTTAGGGGAGGAATAAAACATGGCTATTAATAGAGCAAGTATTGCCAAAGAACTTCTCCCTGGTCTTAATGCTGTTTTCGGCATTGAGTATGGAGAAGTTGATAACGAGGAAAAGCCTCTTTTTGAAATCGAAAATTCTGATCGAGCTTTTGAAGAGGAAGTTCTTTTTACTGGATTCGGAACTGCACCTGTTAAGAGTGAAGGTGCTTCAATTAGTTATGACAGCGCACAGGAGAGTTATACAGCACGTTATGTTAATCAGACTATAGCTCTTGCGTTTGCCATTACTGAAGAAGCAATGGAAGATAACCTTTACGATACATTTGCCAAGCTACGTGCAAGAGGTCTTGCCCGTTCAATGGCGAATACGAAACAGGTTAAGGGTGCTGATATTTTCAATAATGGATTTACCGATACTGCCCCATATCAGGGTGGTGATGGTGAACCACTATTCTCAGCAGCGCATCCAACTGTAGGGGATGGTACTCAGTCTAATGATCTGACTGATGCTGATCTATCGTTCTCTTCGTTGGAAGCAGCTTTGACCACAATCCAAAAGATTAAGGATGACAGAGGTATTCTAACAGGTGGTGCAGCAGTTTCTCTGCATGTATCCCCTGATAATTGGGCTACTTCTAATGCCGTTCTTAATTCGACCTATATGCCAGCGTCTGGTGAAAGCGGAGCCATTGGTGCTGCTGCAACCAATCCTGCTGGTTGGAATGATATTAACTCCATTCAGAGCATGTCAATGCTTCCGAAGGGTGTTTTTGTCAATCGTAGGTTTACGGATACTGATGCTTGGTTCGTTAAAACGAATGTTCCTAACGGAACCAAGATGTTTAATAGGACTCCATTGCAGACTAAGATGGAGCCTGACTTTGATACTGGTAATCTTCGGTTTAAGGCTCGTGAGCGTTATAGCTTCGGCTGGTCAGACTGGAGAGGTTTCTTCGGAAACTCTGGTTAATTGTCCGTTAGATAGTTTGGAGGGAAGGAGAAGTTTCCTTCCTTTCACTCTATTTTTATATTAAGGAGTAAGTTTATGGCCTCAAATATTAAGACAGCAACTGTAGATGCTGGAGGAACTGGAAGTGGTGTTGTTGTAGATATTACAACTTCTGTTACTTTAAACAAGGCAAATGGTATTGATGATTTTATAAGGATTTATGCTATTCATTCTAATGGAAGTAATGATGGCATATGTCTAATTACAGGAGAGAAACAGGTTATTGCAAAGGGAGGAGCAACAGGGAGTTCAGGTGTTGCAATGAAATGGACAGATGAAGCAGCAGCACCTACTGATATTTATTTAGGGGATTATGGTCCACGAATAAGAGGTGTTGTTAAAGTTTCTGCTCCTGCTTCCGCTACAGCAATTACAATCTTTTATGGATAAGGAGCCTTTATATGGCTGATTATACTTATCTAGTTAATGATATTAAAGATACTTCTGAAGATGGATCAACAGAATTTCTTGATGCTATTAGTAAATTTGTAAATAAGGCTGAAAATCGTCTGACAAGAGACTTGGATGATTACGGTCTTGTTACGTTTACTTCGATTGCTGTTTCTGTAAGTAATCCATATGTATCATTACCTTCAGGTACAAGGATTGTTAAGAACTTTAATGTAATGGTAAGCGGAAATAGAACAAGCCTATTACAAAGAACAGATGAATTTATCCATGATTATTGGCCTTATGTTAGTGCTTCAGTAGGTACACCTAAATATTATGCAAGGAGAACAGAGTCAAGTGTTCTTATTGCTCCTACACCTGTATCAACATTAGACGGACAGATTGCACATGTAAACAGACCAACAACTTTAAGTTCGGCTGCACCAAATAATTATTATAGTGACTATTGTTATGATGCTCTATTCTACGCAAGTATGATTGAAGCGTCATTTTTTATGAAAAGTTTCAGCACAATTCCTGCATGGCAAAATGAATATACAGCAGCTATTGATGGGTTGCGTAACCAAGCCAGAAGAACAAGGCAGGATGATATGAATACACCATTCAGTCCTGTGGGTGCTGACGATCCATTAATTAAGGGGAGTAATTAGATATGGCAAAAGGTATGGTTACAAAAGATAGAGCGCAACAACAGTTTGTTAATCGTTTTAGAAAGTTAAACGAGTCATTAACTGAAGCAGAAAGAGCGCATGAATTAAAACCAGATTCAGTTTCAGAACAAAGAATAGAAGATATAGAAGATAAAATAAGTAATGCAAAAGCGGATTATTTTGATAGTTCAGATAGTTGGACAGGGGATATGCCTAGAGTAATACAGGACTTGATGGTTGCTCCCAGGCGTCTAACAGGTACAAAACGTAGAAAAAGTGGTGGAAAAGTAGCCAGAAGAGGTGGTGGAGTAGTAGGACGTAATAAGGTTATTCAAGGTTATAAAAAAGGTGGTCAGGTTTAATGGCTATAAATAGAGCCAGTATTCCAAGGGAGATTAAAATGGCTAAGAGAAAAAAGAAAGATAAGGACTGGATACAGAAGGCTATAAAACGCCCTGGTGCTTTAAGAA